CCCCCACCCCGTCCATGCGCCCTGTCAGCGGTTGCGGAAGCATTCCATAAGCTCCCGGTCACGCTGGCTCATGCGCTTTGCTGCGGGCTTCGTGTGCGCTCTCTGTCTGGCTGGTTGCCATGCCTCGCGCTGCTTTATCAGCCCACTAATCAGGCGCTGCTGTTCCTGCTCAGTCATTGTTTGCCTCATAGATCCAGTCGGTGCGATGACGTGCTGCTTCTTCCTGCTCACGGAACTTACCGGCTTTACGCTGCTGCTTAGTCACCGGGTCTGTTGTGGTTGTCTTCCGGCCATGACAGGCAGCACATAACGACTGGTGATTACTGGCGGGCCAGAACAGCACATCGGCCTCACCCTCGATAGGGATGATGTGATCGACGATAGTTGCCGATGTATAGACGCCAGCCTTGAGACAGTGGACACACAGCGGATTAGCTTTCAGAAAATGACGACGGTATTCGCCCCAGCGGTTGGAGTAACCGCGCTCTGTTCGTGTACCTCTTCGGCTGTCGCTTTGTCGGCGAGCATCCCGCTTATGCTCATCACACTTGCCGGATTTCACCCGCTTATTACATCCCGGCTCATTGCACCGGCGTAGTGGTTGCCACGGCATCAGTACACCCCCACATCTCGGTAGACAGACCACAACGCAGAGACAGCCATCGGTATCTCTTTGGCGTCGGTATCACCAATCATCGTGCGGTACTCGTACAACTGAGATACGTACATCAGACAGCCAATCTTGATAGCTGGCGTAAACTCCAGCCCGTTATCAAACCGCTTGCCGATATGCTTCTGGCAAACCTCCAGCGCCGCATCGATGTACGCCTGTATCAACGTATCTTCGTAATCATCATCAATACGGCAATGCAGCTTTGCTTCATCCAGGGTGATTTCTGCTGTCATTTTTCCGTTCCTGTCTTGCAGAGAATTTCCAGCCGGGTACCTTCCGAATCAGGAATAGGAGGCCCGATAATATTGAGAGTGCTGCCAGCAAACGGGCCAGTAAGCACTTTCAGACGGTTGGCTGCGGTAATATCACGGCGGAAACGCACCCAAACGCGGATCGTCGCTTCGGCAACCTCGGCACCTGACGCCATTAACTCTCGGCCACTGATCCCCTTAACCTCAGCCCATATGGTTTCCCCGTCTTCCCAGACCTGAACAACCTGACCGGACGGCTCCCTGTGGGTAGTGAATACCCGAATAGTGACGCGGCTTCTCAGCCCCCCGGCTCTCATGCGTCACCTTCCTTGCCGTCTTTGCTGATCTTCACTTCCTGCTTCCATGCCTGGCTGAATTCGTCACCACCTTCACGCGGCGGCATCCCCTCACGTTCACGGGCTTCGTTCGGGTTCATGATCCCGTTCTTAATGCCGCGCTCATAAGTGGCATAACGTTCGGTTGGCGTGGCGCGGAGAAGGTCAGCAGAGTCAAACTCCACCTGATAGCGGGTTCCCGGAACGGGAGAGGCCACCAGCAGCGCAGATTTGATTTGTTGTTCGAAGTTAGCCAGCCACGGGCGCATGGTCATGGTGAGAAAGGCGCGGCTCGCTTCGCTGAAATTGCTGTAGGTGCTGTTGCTGTATTCCTGCAAGAAGATGGGCGACACGTTGAACATGCGGGCAATGTCTTCAATGGTGAAGCGACGGGAGGCCAGCCATTCGGCATCCTGATTGCTCATGCCAAGCTGCTTGTAGTCCATGCCACCTTCAAGGATCGGCGTTTTCCCGGCGTTTCTGGCACCTTTGTAGCGCTCCAGTGCGTCCAGAGCCTGTTTGCCCTTCACGCTGTCGAGCCACTCAGCAGTAGTGACCACGCCAGCCGCCATCATGCCATCTTTCATAATGCTGGCACCGTGGCGCTGCTGGGCCAGACCTAACCCCAGCGCCTCACGGCAGGTGGTGATCGGCGAGCGCCCCAGAAAACCATCATCGGTCGAGTAACGCAGGTGCAGGATCTCTTCTTGCAAGTAGGTGCGCACAGCCCCGGTAAACGGTTCAGTAATGGTGTATTTGTATTTATGCTGGCCGATACGCTCAGGAACAACCGCTCCCGGCGCATACGGGTGCAGGGATTGCGGCTGGCCGTCGCGGCCCCACTGGATCACCGCATAGGCGTTACCATTCAGCAGACAATGGCGCATCATCGTGCGTTTAAACTGGTAAGGTGTCTGGCAGTCGTTCGGCTGCTCGTTCAGCAGAAAATCCACCGGATGATTGCTCAGCCATTCTCGCGCCTCACGCCCGTTATCATTACGCACGCGGTAGAGGTAGCAGGGCATTGTTGCTACCGCCTCACTGATAACTGATACGGCGTTCATGACCGCCGGCAGAGATTCCGCAGTACCCGCAGACACATACTCGCCTGATCCGGTATTTGGAATCCCTGCCATCGCCAGAAATTCATCAATGGTCATGCTGCGCTGCTCAGAGGGTTCAGACTTACGGCCAAACGGCCAGATATTCCACATATCAGAGCCCCGCTAATTCAGCCCAGCGGCGACGGTTATCGCCAGCGCGGCACAGTTCAGGATGTTGGGAGAAAAGCGAACGGTGCGCGATTTCCACTCCAGACTCAGGATAAGCAGGCATAGAGGTAACGGTAATCTCCCGCAGTTCGGCTGCGGTAACAGTGCGCAGGTATGGAGACTGGCCGATATCCCACGCCTCTTTCAGCGCCCGGAAACCAAAGCTCATGCCGGAGATATCCCCACGCTCCACCAGCTCCAGCACATCGTTACCAAGCTGGGTATTCGGCGGGGTCAGCTCGAAGCGCAGCCCGGTATCGTCTTCGGACAGCACCAGCGTGCCGGATTTAGTGCGGCCCAGCAGCTGGGTATAGTTATGCTCGTACAGCGCACGCACATCGCTACCGGATGCCAGGCTGTCTTTAAACGCTCCCGGCGCAAACTGCTCGCGGAACTCGTCCCAGATAATTTCAGAGAGACTGTTCCAGCGCACGGCATAGCCCACCAGCTTTTTGTTGCTGGCGCTCACTTCGGAGGTACGGATTTCAAAATCGATTGTTTTCATTACTGGACTCCACAGAGGGCAAAAAGGGGCCGTAGCCCCTTAAACGTCAAATCAGGAACCGGAGCCGGAAAGCTCAAGCACCTTGATGGCGTTGGAGTCCACCACGCCGCCGCCCAGGTATTTATCGGTATGCACCTTGTAGAAACCCGGTTCGGTGATGTTGTCAGGGCGGGTACGCACGCCAGTGGTGTGATCCACGATGAAATAGCCGCGCTTGAAGTCGCCTACCGCGAGGAATGCTTTACCTGCCTCCGCATCCGGCATGGTTTCCAGATACTGAACAGGACGGCCCAGCAGCGTATCGGGAGAACCGGCAACCAGACGATCGCGCCAGATGTAATCCCCGTTGCCGTTTTTCAGCTTTTGCAGTTTGGCTGCGGTGTTGGAGTTCATCACCCATACGGCGTTTTTGCGGTATTTGGCTTTCAGCTTATACAGCAGGTCGATCAGGCCATCAGAGGAAACGTCAGCCGCTTCCATCTTCTCCAGCGTACCGAACGGACGGGTTTTGTCGGCAGTGGCCGCGCGAGGGTAAGACAGGAAGCCTTTGGATTTTTTATCACCGTCGCCGTTCACAAAGTCGCTTTCTTCGGTCGCGGTGAAGGTGTCGGCAATTTCAGAAGACAGCCAGCCCAAAATATCCACCTCGGAGAAGTCGAGAATCTCCTGAGTGGTTTTCGGGTAGGCGTAGATCGGGTTGAGTTTGATATCAACGCGCTCCATCTTCGGCGTACTGGTTTCGGTACGTGCCTCACCTTCGGTACCACGATTAACGGTAGTGCCGCCCACAGATACCAGCTTCTGGTATTCGTTGGTTTTGGTGGTCTTCACCGTTGCGATGGAGCGCATCACGCTATCATCCTGCAACTGGCGCATAATCTCTTTGTCCAGCTCAGGGATAACGGTATAGCCGCCATCAGCCTGCACCAGCGTGGAGAGAGAACGGGTATCACCTGTCATGATGTAGTGGCGCAGCTCGTCGTTGCTTACTGGCTCACCTTCAAAGGAAGTACCTGGCAGATTGCGCTGATCGTCGGCGACGGCTTCTAGACGGGTGATTTCAACTTCAAGCGCATCAGCCTGGGCGCGGAGTTCATCGAACTTTTTGCCCTCTTCTTCGTTCAGGCTGCGCTTTTCGGTGTCGGCTTTTTCCAGCATGGAACGCATCTGGGTTTTGAGTGCGGCTTTCTGCTGGCGTAATTCGAGTAGTTTCTTCATGGAGTGGTTTCCGTATCAATTAACGTAGAGACGTGAAACCAGCGCTTGGAGGGGAGGCCGTTAAATCTTTTTCTGCCTCTCGCAGGCTGTACTCGCTACAGCTTGACTTAACGGCCAGTGGCGGCTCACGTCTGAGTGCCACTCTTCAAGATATACATGAAAAATATAAAGAAAACCCCCGTCAGAGACAGGGGCAATCACGGGTAAACATGAGTACGAATAATTTACAAAATTTATTTATTCAGCAAATCCCGCATGTTCTTTTCCGGCATATCCTTACGCATTTTCTCCAGATGCGCGATGAGGAGATCCAGCTGTTCGCCATCAGCAGCCAGGGCCATTCCCGTGAACGAATCCACAATGAAGCCGTGAGAATCAATCATCACCACAGCATCTTTATCAAGCGCAGCAGCGTACTCCTTTACTCCCATATCCTGTACGGCATTTTCAATGCCATGCACCTTGCGATGTTCCAGAACATCCTTATAAGTAAACATTTTCTTTGCTCCTTTCAGTCAGAAATCATCTTCATGTTGTGGGC